ACCTGAGCCACGACCTGAGCCCCGACCTGATCCCTGACCTGATCCCCGACCGGCGCAGATCTCAGTATGGCCATAGCCACCTTTACCCCAATAACACCGGCCAATGGCGAGTCTAGCCACAGCCAAATCTTTGGCTCGTCAAGTCCAGCTTGACGGTAAGCCTGGAATATTCCGGCTCGCACTTCGTTCTTGTCGATTTCATCGCACGACAATCCAATCCGAATCCACTTCTCCCGCGCTTCAACCATGCTCTTTTCGAGAGCCGGGGTGATTTTTTTAATCACGGACCACCCTCCATCCCTCATCTTCAAACTCATTCTGACGACGCACTTCGTACTCTCCTGGCGGGATAGTGATTGGACTATGCTCCTGATGCCGCAATGCAGCGGGCTCAACAAGGCGCAAAAATCTGCGCCCGGTCTTTTGCTGCTCCGTAAACTCCACCGGCTCGTAGAACGAGTGATGATGTCCGGTTGCTTCGCCCAGCATAACGGTAGCCGTGGCCCCGTTGTCTGCTGGCGGCGTAGCCACCGGATCAACGTCGGCTGGAGTCTTCGCCTTGAAAATTAAAACGTCCCCTTGTCTATACATTTTATTCTCCTTTTTCCTTCCCAATCAACCTGTCAATCTCCTCGATCAGTCCACGCAATTCGTGTCGAACAGCATCGAGTTGAAGTTCCAAGTCACGAGAATATTCGCGCTCCGACTTTAGTTTGCCGATCAGTTCCTCGCGGTCATCATCATCGGCATAGATCCCAGGTATGTCGGAAATGCGGCAGCCTGGCGGCATGTTGTAGTCGGTCATTTTCTCCCTCCCTGTCTAATCGCAGTCCATGCTGCGAGCATTATCATCGACAATCCAATCCAGACATAAGCAACCGCAGCGATCAGTGACGCGGCGAGTAATCCAGTCACGACCGCTACCGTCCCTGCCGCGAGCAACGCACCGTAGTACCAGCGACCCGGTGGCGACTCCTGCTGCGGCTCACTACGCACGCGCCTCATGGTCATTTGTTCCCTGTGCTGATGGGTGAGTGGCAATCGATACACATTCCCAGACCTAACGACTCTCATAGACCGGCACCCGGACGCTCGACTGATGACGATCATGGCCAGACTCGACTACCGAAATCACAAACACGCTAGCCAGTAACGCAATCATGCCAAGCCAAACGGCGGCCCAGGCAAAATCATCATTGCGACGGCTGGCCCGGGCCTTGGCAATCTCATCCCAGCAATTCATCGGGTGCGGCTTCCTCGGGTCTCTGCGCTTCATAGTGGTGACTCCATAGCTTGGGTTTCTTCTTGATCGGGTTCAGCAACTGGCATCTGGACCGGCGCTTCTGGCGCCCTGCCGATAGCCTTGTGAAGTCGAGGCGAGGTCGTCTGTGGTGCGGGCGCCGGCGGTGGAGCGTCGTCTGCGTCGAAGGTGTCGGCTAGGTCGTCTTCCTTGATTAGCAGATCCACGTCGCTCGATCTTGGCAGAATTTTTCCCAGGCGTTTAATGAGGGTCTTTTTCGCCATGCGATCATACCAGTCGACCCACGGTCCCTTTTGCGAATTACGCGACACGTTCCGGCACTTCTCGACGTCCGCGCGGGTCATGATCTCGATGTATCGTCCGCCGTCCTTCGTCCGCGCGATACCGTAGACGAAGGTTAGCTTGTCGCCCTTGCCGGCGTTGGGGTTCCCGTCCTTTGGCTTGTGCTTAAAATGCACACCGTTTTCATCTGACCATCGCTCGAACTCGTCGCCCTCCCAAACGCACTCAAGGTTTAGGTCGGTGAGCATGCCGGAATTGCGCATCATTTTCAGATAGCCTTGATACCCGGCTTCGAACGTCGCCCGGCTGCCGCCGTCCTTGGTGCGGCGCGCGTTGATTGTGGCTTCTTCGCCGTCAACCACGAGCCCGTAGTACGCGGCCCGAAGACAGGCGTGCATAAAGGAATTGCGCTCTGCTTCTGCCACGTCTGGACGCGACATGATGTAAGTTCGCAAGCTGCGAAGGAAGCGGTCGGTTGAGAGCTGCGGGGCCTTGGCTTTCTCAAACTCTCCCCGCGATTGTTCGATTTCGTTTAGAAGTGCCTGCACCTTACTGATCTGCGTCATGGTTTACCTGCCTTGTTTCGTTTAGCGTTAATGCGAGCCAGTCCGGCATCGTCGAAAAAAACCTTGATTGTTTCCCAGTCAATCCCAAGACTCGTTGCGATTGCTCGCCAAGCTGCGTTAGAGCGGATCAGGGCTTGCCTTGTCAGTGGCGGTTGTTGCGCTAGCTTTTCCAGATTTGGCTCTGGGCTTAGTATTTGCATTGGCATCGCCGCTGCCTGTAACAGTGCTGTTTGTTCCGCTGTCAGATTGTACTCGTCCATCGTGTCCCCCTTTAAGTTTTCCGTTCTCGATTACGAACCCGACGCTGCCGGCGTCGGCGACCGTTTCAATCCATACCTGGCAATCGTTCTCTTGGGCCATTTCCGTCAAGATCGCCATTGAATCGCTGTCCAGAAGCGATGCGTCCCGGGCCAAGATGACGCGCAGCTTCGGGTTGGCTGCCATTGCCAGGGCAATTGAGGCGCGCAACTTTTCCGCGGACGAGGCCTGGTCGAACGGGATGCCGTTCAGGGTGACGACCCCTTCCGGGGTAAGCGATACGTTTGGGCCTGGGATCTTCGCCTTGGCAATGGCTTGGCGTCGGGCGAGGTCCCGTTCCTCGATCGCGGCCGTAAGGGCCTCGGCGTGGTTTTCGTGGGCCTCGGCCTCAGCGATAAAACCGTCCGCCGATTCCCAGGCGTGGGCCAGGGCGTTTGATTTGCGCGCGGCCTCGAGCTCGGCAACAAGCGAGTCGACTTCGATCGGGTCCGGCAACTGCGGCGCAGAATCAAGTCGCTCTTGTAGGGTCTGCCGTTCGGCCTGCAAGGTATCCAACTTCTGGACTATAGCCTTGATTTCGTTAAAAACGGCTTCGCGTCGCATCCGGCGGGCAGCGATCTCTTCGTTGTGCTTGCCGGCGGAAGCGATGCGGGCGATTAGAACTTCTTCGTCTACCAGGGCCGGGCGCTCGCCGGTCGGCAATTCGATGCGGGCCGCGGCTGCCCTGGCTTCCTTGGCTTTCCGGTTGACCTCGCGCCGTTCGTCGTAATCGGCTTTTATAGCGGCCTCAGTCGCAGCAAAGTCGAACCCCTTGACGAACCCCTGGACCTGGACCGCTTGGTCTTTTGGGGCCATCCTGGCGAATTGTAGCGGGTCAAAAGACAGGGCCCCTAGCATCTGGTCCAGCATTTTCTGGGGGCTCGGGAACTTCGCGCCGTCGGCTGACTTGACTTCGAGCTTGGTTGTGAAGTCGTCTTCCTCGCCCTTCTCAAAAAATCTGGTGACAATAACCTCGCCAAGGTCTAGGGTTATCCTGGCTTCCGTTTCCCCGTGGCGGATCGGCTTGCCCTGTATGCCGGACGCGCCGGCGAGGGCCCAGTAAATCGAATCGAGTACGCTGGTTTTCCCGGCGCCGTTCTTNNGATATGGACGGCCGTCAGCCGCTTGATGTTCTCGGCCGTGAGTGAAACTATTTTCATGAATCAATCCCTTTCCCGTTTGCTCGTCGCGTTAGTTCACACATGGCCTGGACCTCAGATCCCGACACACGGGTAATGTGGACCTTGAAGCCGCCGGCCTCGTCCATTGGGTTCGCGATCATCAAGATCATCTCGTCGGCCGACGTTGAGCGCGACAGCATGCGCGCGACGTTGACGCCGATGAGTGTCAAGCAAAGCCTATCCTCGTCTGTCATCTGGTCGCTGCCGACGTAACTATTCACGGGCCTTCTCCCCTTTGAAGTACAGCCGAAACTGCTTATAGCCTGGCCTAGTGTGCGCCTCGACGAAAGAATCCTTGGTAATGCCGCAGGCAATCGAGTACCCGCGACCTATGACTTTGACCGCGCCGCCAACCTTGTGAAGGATCTGCGCCTTGGCCTCGGTCTTTCGTTCCTTGGCATCAGCCTCGGCCTTTTGCGCGTCACGATACTGCGAGACCAGCGCCTCTATCTCCTGGTCGTTCGAGGCGTCGAAAGGCGGTTCGGTTTTTCGGCTGGCAAGCTGTGCGATAAGGTCCGCGTCCTCCGCCCAGTTCGGCGCCGGTGGGTCGTTGGCGTCGACGCGCGCCCAGAACTCCGCGACCTTGGCCTCGATCGCAGCATGGACGACCGGGTCCGGCTCCCGAGTAACGATCCGCGTGGAGTTGCCGCCGATGCAGGCAACAATGCGAGCGCGGGCGATGGTTGGGTAGAAGGCTCGCGCAATTAGCAGCTGATGCTGGACCTGCATTTCGATATGTGGCGGGGCTTCGACGTGCTCGCCGTCTTCCGAAACGAGCCAACCGTCCCGATAGGCGAGCGAATCGACGTTCTTGACTTCCAGAATTTCGGTCGGCTCGCCGTCGGCGTCTAGCACGAAGAAATCGAACGAAGAACCCAGGCGCCGGTCGTCGTCTGCTAGATATTCCGTCACCGGCCGGATGACGAGACCCTCGTCCTCAGCAACGCCGGCGGCGATCGCCGGCTCAAGACGTTTTCCCCATTTCATGCGGTCATTCTCATCGATCGCTTCATAGGTGCCGGCCGCCTTGTGGTGGAAGAGCGAGAAGGCTGTGCCGTAGGGCGAGATGCCAAAGATCATCGGCGTCTCGGTAGAGTTGATCCGCTTGGCTCGGGCGGCGAGCCAAAGGTCCTTGCTCTCGAATCGGTGGGCTGTAATCGGCATTTACTTGCTCCCTCTTTCTTCAATGATCGGGACTGTGTACTTGGTTTCGATTTCCTTAACGACGCGGATCACGGCTTCCGGCACGCGAATGATGAAACGCGCCTTGGCTGTTCCAGGCTTCGAGCCGGGGAGAATCTCGTACCGCGCCATAGTCATGCCGCCGGTCTTCCGCTTTTTCACTTGCTCACTCCCATAAGAGAGTCGAACGGAACGCCGATCGCGTTGCAGATCTTTAGGACCGTTGTTAACGACGGGCTCTTTTTCTCGCTCCGCTCTAGGAGAGCGATAAAACTCGCGCGCATGATCGGGTCGTTGTTCTTCTTCCAGTGCATTTCGTTGACGGCCTCGGCCACGGCTTCGAGCGTGACTTTGGGCTCTTGGCTCTCGCGCCACCGGCGCAGCGCCTCGCCGAAAGTTGTATTTCTGTAAATCATTCAGTCCTCCTTGTGTCTCGATCGAATCTCACGCCTTCGCTTCTGTGTCAAGCGTTACCTTTGGCAGTTCGCCGATCGCGTACCATTTGGCGACAGGAAGGTGCGCGTAGAGGATCATGAAATCGCGGAACTCCCACGACTTCATCGAGCCGCTCTCTTTCATGATGCGCGGGAGTCGCGAGTCAAGGGCCTCGGTCGCCTGCGCTGTAGTGATTTCCCGCATCGTCGATTCTCCAAAATCCTTCTGTTCGTTTGCGTCCACGCGCTGTCCTTTCATGCGCCGACTTACTGGCCGGCTGCTTCTATGTTGGCAAGACTCTTTAACTCTTCTTTGATCTGGTTTCGCGCCGGCAATTGGATCAGGTACGTGGGCCCGCCAACCAGCACCGGCGAGAGCGTGCAGATCGAAACCCACAAGAGGACATTGTCCAGGCTCTTGCGTTCGGCCTTCAGATAGGTGCGACGCTCATCGATCTCCGCTGGCGGCGAAGTGGGGCCTATGCCCGGCGCCGGGCGGATCGAGCATCCGATCATAGCGGCGCAAATGATTACTGCTAGTAGGGTTTTCATTATGCCGCCTCCATTTGCTCGTTAAAAAGCCCGGTCGGGTTGTCGCCCGCCTTTTCCATTCCGGCTGTGCCGTAGGCGTACCAAGGGGCATTCGCGTCCATCTGGTAGACGATGCCGGTCGCCTTCTGGACCTGGCCGAGAGCCTCGGCGTGAGTCGCATAAGGTCCGGCGAGAAAACGATAGTTCGCTCCCTTCTTGACCGTCACGTAGAAGACCTCTTTTCCGTTATGAGTTTTGCCGCATTCGCAGGGTTTCATGGCTACGCCTCCTTTACGTATTCTAAAAGTTTGATTTCGCCAGCTTCTCGGTTCCAGTTCATGACCTCAGGGTCTTCCAAGATTAGTTTCACCAGGACGGCGCCCTCCGGCGTGATGCCTAACTGGATCTCTAAGACTGGCTGATTGATGATGAAGTGGCGCTTTTTGCGCCCGAAGATTGCGGTCACCTTTGGAAATTTTCGGGCGTCGATCGTTAGCGTTTTCATCTCTATGCCTCCTTTTTGACGGGGTAGTAACGGCCCCAGTGGTAGTCTGCGATCTCGTCGACGTTCCCGTACCAGTGGCCCTTGTGGACCTGACCGTAGCCCTTGATGCCGTAGATGTTGCCGGTTGTGTTTTCGACCATGTACTTCCCCGTCCATTGGCCGTTCGTCAGGGTGACGTCCAGTTTCGTGTACTTGCGGCCTGGGGTTAGGCGCGCTTTAATGTTATCGAGAAAGGCAAGGTAGCCTTTTAGCCGAGCCTCGTCCTTTTGCTCTTTCTCGACGACCGCTCGCAGCGCCTCTAATTTGTTTCCGAAATCCTTGACCATGACTTGCTCTCCTTTTTTCCTTTTCTTTGTTACAAATAAAACTTATACGGCGAAGACAGTTCCGTCAACGGCTTGTTTTAAAAAAACTGTCACGATCGCTAAATACACGAAAGGATTGCGAAATATTTTCTTAGCGCAATGCGGCGTCTTTTTGTGTTGCGTATCAGCAACGCCTGTGCGAATTAGTCGCGCATGCACTTGAGTCCGGCGGAGTACGTGGTGAGAGTTTTCGGAGGCATTCGCCGCGTCGCGGTCGTCGTAGGATGCCCGCCGTCGACGGTCTCTCGCTGGTGCCGGCGCGGGTTTATCGCTTCCGAAAAACTTTCCGTCATTCTCCTCGCCGCTGAAATGCGCGGCCTCGATCTTACGCCGGCCGATCTTGTTAGCGGGCGCTTCGTTCGCGGTGCGAAGTCATGGAAGGACGAGCGAACAACGTGAGCAAGGCGCTGCGCGATTATCAAGAGCGGGGGATCGAGCAGATGCGAACCGAGTTTCGCGCTGGGAAAAGGACGATCCTTTACCGGGGCGAGACCGGGAGCGGAAAAACTCTCCTAACCGCTCACATGCTAGGCGCCGTCGCGGATAAAAAGAATCGATCTTGGTTTATAGTCCACCGGCGCGAACTGATCCGGCAATCAACCGATGCCTTTACCGGCGAGGGGATCGACCACGGGGTTGTCGCTGCGGGGAAGCCAATGCAGCCAAGCAAGATGGTCCAGGTTTGCGGCATTCAATCCCTCGTCAATCGTCTGCATCTTCTGGAAGACCCGAAATTCATCGTCTGGGATGAATGCCACCATCTCGGCGCTCGCTCTTGGGAAACGATTTTCAAGCGATACCCGAAGGCATTTCACGTTGGATTGACCGCGACGCCGGCGCGGCTCGATGGCAAGGGACTCGGTAAGTTTTTTCAAACGATGATCGAGGGGCCGGATTCGGCTTGGCTTATTGCGAACAAATACCTTTCTGACTACCGATTTTTCGCGCCCGGAAATATCGACACATCGAACGTCTCGCGTAGGGCCGGCGATTTCGTCCGAAGCGAGCTCGCGGCGGCGGCGGATAAGCCGACGATAACGGGTTGCGCGCTTACTGAGTACCGGAGGCACGCGCCCGGGGAGCCTGCGATCGGGTTTTGCGTTTCAATCGAGCATAGTCAGCACGTCGCCGCGGCCTTTCGCGCGGCCGGCTACCGGGCGCTCCATCTTGATGGCGAGACGCCTTCAGATGAGCGGGACGAGGCAATCGAAAAGTTTCGCAAGGGCGAACTAGATCTCTTGTTCAACGTCGATCTTTTCGGGGAGGGTTTCGATGTTCCAAATGTTAGATGCGTTCTGGATCTGGCTCCTACGCTCTCGCTCGCAAGGGCCCGGCAGAGATGGGGACGGGCTCTTCGACCCGCAAGCGGTAAGGACTATGCAATCATTCTCGACTTTGCCGGAAACGCAGATCGCCACGGACTGCCGGACGACAAGATCGAGTGGACCTTGTCAGATCGTCCCAAGCGACAGTCTCTAGGTTCTGACGGTCCCCGGGTCCGTGTTTGCCCAAAGTGCTCGGCGGCGCTTCCTTCGTGGGTGGGAAGTTGTCGCTGGTGCGGTTGGGTCTTTCCGCGGCTCGGGGGCCGGCAGGTTGAAGAGCGGGACGGGGACTTGGTCGAGGTCGACCGGGCGCGCGTGAAGGCTGACCGGGCGCGCAAGGTCGCGATGGCGAGGACGACGGAGGACCTGATCCGCGTCGGGCGCGAGTTGGGGCATAAATACCCGGTCCAGTGGGCCTATCATGTTCAAAAGGCGCGGCAGGCAAAGCGCATGGGAGGCGGACGGTGAAGAGCGAAATAGCGGTGATGAAAACCCTACAGCTGGCGGCGCCGAACTTCGGCGCGCGGCTCCTTAGAAACAACGTCGGGCACGCGGTTTATGTCCCCGGCAACAAGTGTCCGGCCTGCAAGGCGGATCTTGCGCGCATGGGGTCTGTCGTTCGGTACGGGGTTGGCGGGGTAGGGGGCGCTGACCTTGTGGGCTGGGCGCAGGTGCAGATTGGGCCGCAGCACATTGGCGAGACCTTCGGGGTCTTTCTTGCCTGTGAGGTCAAGGCTCCTGGGGAAGAGGCGGTGCCGAGCCAGCGGCAGGCCGACTTTCTTAACTCTGTCGTCCGCGGCGGCGGGTGCGCTCTTGTGGCGAATGATCCAGAGGACCTTTACCAGGCGCTTGAACGCCTTCGCGAGGGGTAAATGGGGGCCTTAGACTTCGAGACGCTGCGTCGGGAATTGCAGGCGCGGGCGAGGGAACTTATACCCGAAATTCTCCCTGGTGGCCGCCTAGAGGGCCGGGAGTGGGTTTGTGGGGACCATAGCGGGGGCCCGGGGAAGTCGTTTAAGATCAACGTCGACACGTGCGTTTGGGCTGATTTCGCGGACGACCAGGCGCGGGGTGGGGACCTGGTGTCGCTCTATGCGTTGCAGCGTGGGCTAAGCCAGGGCGAGGCGGCGAAGTATTGGCGGGAGAGATTAGGGCTTTATCGCCCGGGTGGCAATGGCGGAAACGGTGGCGGGGCGTTTGCGCCGAAGCCGGCGGTGAAGTCTCGAGCTGTAGCTAAGGCTCGGCCTCCTTCGCCTCCTGCCGAGCGGCCGCCGCCGGATGCCGGGCAGCCGAATTTCACAACTTCCCAAGGCACGCCGAGCGGTACGTGGGTATACCGTGACCGTAACGGCTGGCCGCTCTTCTATGTCGCAAGATATGAGACACCGGCAGGCAAGGACGTGCGGCCGTTTACTTGGCGGGGTGGCCGGTGGCGTCAGGGTGGGTGGCCGGTGCCTCGGCCTCTTTATAACCTTCCAGGCTTAACGGGTGCCGGCCAGGCGCTTCCGGTGATGGTGGTTGAAGGGGAGAAGGCGGCCGAGGCGGCGCGCTCGCTTTTAAGCGGGTTTTACGCGGTCGTCACGTGGTGCGGCGGGTGCGCCCAGGTGAGGCAGGCGGATTGGTCGGCGCTCTCGGGCCGGAAAGTGGTGATTTGGCCGGATGCGGACGAGCCTGGGGTCAAGGCGGCCGGGATCATCGCCGAGGCTCTTTTGCCGATCTGTCCTGAGGTTAAGGTTTTACAGGTCCTTTCCGGCGGCAAGGCAGACGGCTGGGATGCGGCGGACGCGGTCGCTGAGGGCCTTGATGCGCAGGCGTTTTTTGCCTGGGCTAAGCCTCTTGTGAAGGTCGCTGAGCCGCCGGCGCCGGAGGTCGCGATCGAGCTGGCAATTGAGCCTAGTGAGGTCTTGGACGAAGAGCCGCCGGCGCCAACCGATGCGGACGCGCCGATCGAGGTTCGGGTTAATTTCGTTGGCGAGTCAGAGGCGGTCTCGGAGTCGCTTCAGGCGAAGTGGGACAGCCTAGGTCTCGCGGTGAACCGTAACGGCCAGCCTTATCTGAACGTCGACAATACGCTGCGCCTTTTTCAACGGGACCCTGCTTTTTCGGGCGGCGTGATCTGGTTTGACGAGTTCCACCAGCGGGTGATGACGACGCTGGGTGGGACGGGTGAGCCGCGGCTTTGGGCTGAAAATGATTGGCGGACGCTCCGGGCGCGGCTCCAAGGGGAATATGGGCTACGCATGCTGAGCCGTGAGAGCGCGGAAGAGGCGCTTTGGCTGCACGCGATGAAAGACCGCCGGAGCGAGCCGAGGGACTGGATGAATAGCCTCAAGTGGGACGGGGTCGCCCGGGTTCCGGACTTTTTCCCAAGGGCCTTCGGGTCGGCTGATACCGAATATTTCCGCGCCGTTTCAGTTAATTGGTGGGTGTCGCTGGTTGCGCGGTCTTTTGAGCCGGGCTGCAAGGTTGACAATATGGTCGTTTTAGAAGGGGGGCAGGGGCGCTTTAAATCGACCGCGCTCCATGTCCTTGGCGGCAAGTGGTACGTTGATTGCTCGGAACGCGCGGACACGAAGGACTTTTTCCTCGTCCTTCGTGGGTCCCTGATTGTTGAGATCTCGGAGCTCGATTCTTTTAGCAAGGTTGAGGCCAACGCGATCAAGAAGGTCATCACGTGCCGGACGGACCGCTTCCGGCCGCCGTACGCAAGGGATGCGGAAGACTTCCCGAGGCGCTGCGTATTTGTTGGGACCACGAACGATGACGCCTACCTGCGCGACGTGACAGGGGCCAGGCGATTTTGGCCGGTCGCCATCAAGCAAGTCGACATGGATTATCTCGCCCAATACCGGGAGCAATTCTTTGCCGAAGCCGTCCATCTCTACAAGGCCAAGACTCAATGGTGGAACGTCCCGAACGAAGCGGCCGCAGAGCAGGAACGCAGGCGCGAGCGCGACGCATGGGAAGAAGAAATTTCGATCTGGCTCGGGGGCCGTATGTTCACGACGGTGGTTGAAGTGGCTGTCCAGTGCCTCAAGATCGACGTCGGGAGAATTGACCGCATGGCACAAATGCGTATTGGGAAGTGCCTAAAAGTTTGCGGCTGGGAGCGCAAGCACACCGAGCGCGGAAACCTCTGGGGTCCGAAAAATTGACGAAATGGTGTAAAAGCCAACTTCTTGAAGGTATTCAGGAGGTATTCAGCCGGTTCCTTAATGATTTCATCAAGTTACAAATGCCTACTTTTTGGGTATTCAGGAGGTGTTCAGCCGAATACTTAATGATTTCAAATACTCTGAAGACCATGAATACCTAATATGTCGATTCTTAGTAACATCACCCAATGATGACAATAAAAATGCGATATGTTACACAATAAAAAACATTGACGTAGTGGGTACTATATGGAAAAGGTATTCAGAGGTATTCAGCCGGTTCCTTAATGATTTCATATAGTTGAAAAGCCAACTACTTGAAGGTATTCATTTTCGTCAAATTCTGCCAATAAGGAGGCTAAAAATAGCGTATGCAAAGCGTAATTAGCACCCCAAAAACCGTTCGTTTAACACAGTTCTGCGCATCGAAATTGATTGCCAACCAACTGGCCGGCGAGCCTCTCGCGCAGACTTTACATCGCCTATTAGGTGGCGAAATCAAACGAAAGAAGCAAAGAGAGCGCAAGGTTCAAGAGTTCAGGTTTAACTTGAAGCGTATGCAAGTCGGTGAAAGTTGCTGGTTCAAATGGCACAAAAAACGAGGCCAGCGGTCGCATCCAGCATTCTGGGCGGTGAGCAAAGAAAACAAAAAACTCGGCCGCATCGCTTACGTCGCGGACCAAACCGCGGCCGGCGTGCGCGTCTTGCGGAAGTCGTGACTGCTCGGCCATAATGCGATGCGTGAGTGAAACCATTCTGCCGATCGAGCAGGCTCAGTGCGAGCGCCTCGCTGAGGTGGTCCTAGAGCATATCGCGCTAGGCGGAACGATTTACGACATCGCCGACCTGCGCGGCGTGCCGGCGTCGAAACTCTGGCAGATCGTGCGCATGCTGCCTGACGCTGCAAAGCGGATCTCGCAAGCCGAGGCGTCCGGCATGGAAGTGACGCGAGACAGAAACCGCCGCGAGCTTGGGCAGATCGCTTACGCCGACATTCGCGGCATCTACACCGAATCAGGAAGCCTGCGCCCTATCTCCGAATGGCCGGCCGGCGCCGCCGCCTCGATCGCCAGCATCAAGACCAAGCGATACCTTGAAGGATCCGGAAACAATGCCGAGATGGTCGAGGTGGTCGAGGTCAAACGGTACGATAAGATCAAGGCAATCGAGCTCATCGGCAAGGACGCCAACCAGTTTATGGAGCGCGTCCAGGTCGACCATACCGGGTCGATCGAACTGGTCGGCCGGCTGCAATCGGCGCGGCAAAGGGTTGAAGAAGAGAACCGAAAGGCGTTAGAAGGGCAGGGTGCCGATACCAGTTCCAGCGGAGACGGACGACCTAGCGACAGCGGCAGCGCGCTTTAGGTACGATCCTTTCGGCTTCGTCCTCTGGGCTTATCCGTGGGGACAGCCTGGGCCTTTGCAACACGAGAAGGGCCCGCGGGCCTGGCAGAAAAAGACTCTCATTCGCCTCGGCGAGCGGCTGCGCGCCGGTCCCGTCAATGCCTTCGTTGCCATCAAGGAAGCAATCGCTTCCGGCCACGGACCCGGCAAGTCGGCGCTCATTGTCTGGCTCGCCCAGTGGGCTATGGGCACCTTCGAGGACGCGCGCGGCGTCATCACGGCCGGCACCGGGAAGCAGTTGGAGACCAAGACCAAGCCGGAGTTTGCAAAGTGGTTCAACCTCTGGATTCAAAAGGACTGGTTCGACCTAAAGGCCGAGTCAATGCGATCGGTGTTCCCTGGCCACGAAGACACCTGGCGCGTGGATCTCATCACGTGGAGCGAGCACAACACCGACGCTTTTCAGGGTCTGCACAACAAGGGCAAGCGGATCTTTGTACTCTTTGACGAGGCGAGCGGTATCGCGACGCCGGTCTGGGAGGTTACGGAGGGGGCGCTTACGGATGCCGAAACGGAGATGATCTGGTTTGCAATGGGAAACCCGGTTCATCCGACCGGCGGCTTCTACGATTGTTTCCACAGGTTTAGACACAGGTGGGGACTTACTCACATTGACTCGCGAGACGTTGAAGGAACGAACAAGGCGTCCCTTCAGCAGATTGTTGACGACTACGGCGAAGACCACGACGTCGCGCGCGTTCGCGTTAAGGGCCTATTTCCCCGCGCCTCTTTGCTTGCTTTGATCGACCGCGAGGTGGTTGATCTGGCGCGCGTGCGCGAGGCGACGCACAACATGACGGACCCGCTGATCCTTGGCATCGACCACGCCAGGGGCGGGGACGACAACATGGTCGCGCGGTTTCGGCGCGGTCTTGACGCGCGCTCGATTCCGGCAACCAGGGTGCCAGGCATTGCGGTCAAAGACTCGATGGTAGGCGCTTCGATCCTTGCAAACCTGATCGACCGGCATAAGCCGGACGCGATCTTTGGCGACGCGACTGGGATCGGCGGGCCGATCAACGATCGCCTGCGGCAGTTGGGTTACGAGGTGATCGATGTCAACTTCGGGGCCAAGCCGGCCGACCAGCGCCACGCGAACCTCGGGACCCATTGCTGGGTTAAGATGCGCGATTGGCTTTATCAGGGCGGGGCAATCGACAATGACCAGTACATTTACACCGATCTAACGAACCGGCAGTACAGCCACAACCGCCGCGACCAGTTGCAGCTTGAGAGTAAGGACGAGATGAAAGGGCGCGGCGAGGCGTCGCCGGACGATGCCGACGCGCTTGCGACCACGTTCGCGATGCCGGTCGCGCAGAAGGCGATCTTTGACAGGCCGGCCGCAATCGAAGGGTTTCCGGGCCTCCTAGACGGGAGAGCAAAGCACCGGCGCGCGAGGGTCTCGGCCTCCGGGCTCGTGACCAGCGCGACACAGGACAACGTGATACTTGAGATGCCAGAGGTCGACGACTGAGGCGTTGCGTTTTAGCAACAGTTGCGGGGGCTTAGCGACCGTGTTACTTCTCGCGCGTGGGCGTCAACTATCAGCGCGAGCCATTTACGAACGACCTCGCGGTCGAGGTGATGCCTCTTCTCGAGCTGCACTATCACGAGATTGCGTCCTTCAAGGACATTCCGCTGGCGCCGGACTTTACTGCCTATAAGCAGCGGGAGGCGGACGGTCTTCTTCGCGTCTATACGGCGCGGGAAGATGGGAAGTTAATCGGGTACGCCTGCTTTTTCTTTGCGCGAAACCTTCACTATTCGACCAGCGTCCAGGCAGTTCAGGACGTGCTCTATATCGATCCCGGCCAACGCGGCCGCGGGTTTGGTCCTGAGTTCCTTGCGTTTTGCGATGCGGCGCTTGCGGCTGACGGCGCCGAGGTGGTTTTTCATCATGTCAAAGAGGCGCATCCTGCGCTTGGTATTTTGCTCTCTCGCATGGGTTACGGGGCGACAGAGCGCATTTGGGCAAAGCGGCTTAATGCTGCGGCGAAAGAGGAAGAAAATGAAAAAGTCGATGAAGAAGAAGAAACCGAAGAAGAAGACTTTTAAGGGGTACTGAGATGGCAATCAGCGCGGCGGTAATCGGCGGTCTCGCGGCTGCGGCTACGACTGGGACGCAGATCGTGATGTCACAGAAGACCGCGAAAAAGCAGAAGGAAGAGGCCGAGAGGAAGCAGGCTGAGCAGCGCGCCTTGCTCGACCGTAACCGTCGCGAGAAGGAAACGATCGAAAAGGCCACGAAGGCAAGAGATGCTGAGGCGACCCGTATCGGTCGCGCGCAAGGAAAGAGCGAGGGCAGGGCGGGTACGGTCGGTCCTGGCGCGGGGACCGGAGGCACGCCTCTGGGTGGTGTCAACAACACGTCGGCGCAGACCTTTGCGAAGACGCTCTTGGGGATGTAATGGCAGACCACGCGGCGCATTTGGCAGAAAAGTCTTTCCGGTCGCGCATGACGCGCCGGCAAAAGATCGAGGCTATTACTGCCGGCCTCTTTGATGCGCGCGCGACTTTTGAAGGTCACTATCGCGACCTTTCCGAATACTACAAGCCCAGGCGGTTTCGGATGTCGACGTCCGAGGTCAACCAGGGCGGTAAGAAGAATCACAAGATTATAGACTCGACCGCCTCGACCGCACTTCGGACGGCTCGAAGCGGACTGATGAGCGGCGTCACTTCTCCGGCGCGCCGGTGGTACGTACTCGAAACCCAGGACATCCGGCTCATGTCAATGCCGGCCGCCAAGGGCTGGCTTTACGAGTACCAGGAGCGGATGGCAAAGGTCTTCAATCGCTCGAACCTTTACCGGGTGCTGCCGACTATTTACGACGACATGCTGATTTTTGGCACGGCGGCGATGTACGTCGAGTTCTCGCCGACGAAGACGATCCGTTGCCAGTCGTTTATCCCCGGGACGTTCTGGATCGGGCGCGATGCCGAGGGGATGGCGGATACGTTTTATCGCGAATTTTCGATGACGGTCGCTCAGATTGTCGACACGTTCGCCTACCGGGCTGAAGACGATGAGATCGACTGGTCTGTGGTGAGCGAGCACGTGAAGACGTCCTATGAGCAGGGACAGCACGGGACGCGGTACGACGTTTGCCACATGATTTATCCGAACGAACTTTTTGACCCGAACAGGGCGGACGCGAAGTTTAAGAAGTACGCCTCCGTCTACTACGAGAAGGGTTTTGGGACGCAGCGCGGTCATGGTCGGCAGTACCCGCCGGACAAGAGCCGCTATCTCCGAGAGAGTGGATACGACCTTTTTCCCGTGCTCGTGTTTGATTGGGAGCGCGCCGGCGAGGACGACTACGCGACCTCGTGCCCCGGAATGGAAGCGCTTGGCGACGTTAAGCAGCTGCAGGAAATGGAAAAGAAGAGCCTTCGGGCGATCAACAAAATGATCGACCCGAGCATGAAGGCGTCGACCTCGCTTCGCAACAAGCCGGTGAACCTCGCCCCTGGCGGGGTGACGTGGATAGATGACATGTCGAGCCGCGGGACGTTCGAGCCGGCGCACCAGGTTGTTTTTCCGATCCGCGAGGTCGAGGTAAAGCAGGCGGAAGCCCGCACGCGGATTCGCGATGTCTTCATGGAAAACCTTTGGCTGATGTTCACCATGCGACAGCCCGAGGCTCCGCCGACGGCGACGCAGGTGCAGATTCAGAACGATGAAAAGCTTTTGGTTCTTGGTCCGGTCTTGGAGCAGATCAACCAGGAGTTGGAGCGATTGATAGCGATAACTGGGCGGCACATGCAGCAACAGGGTCTAGTTCCCGAGCCACCGCGGGAACTTCAGGGCTCACGGCTAAACGTCGTGTTCGTTTCGGTGGTCGCCCAGGCTCAGAAGCTCGTGACGATCGCGAACCTCGACCGCTTCTTGACGACGGCTGTTCAGTTGGCCTCTGTTAATCCAGAGGTCTTGGACACGATCGACACCGACCAGATCATTTTCCGGTACGCTGACCGGCTGTCGGTCGACCCTGGCCTGGTGCGGACGATCGACCAGATTCAGCAACTGCGGCAGGCAAGGGCCCAGCAGGCTGCGCAGATGCAAAGGACGGAGCATGCTGCGGTCGGCGCTCGGGCTGCGAAGGATCTTAGCGCGGTAGACACGGAGGGCAGCAACGTGGTTGCCCAATTATTCCGCCAGGCGGCGGCATAGGGAGACTTTGAGATGAAGACATTCATGCAGTTTCTTGCGACGGCGATCGTAACGCTGGCGCTTTTTGCAAGTGATGCGATTGCCAGGACGATCACCGGAACGCTCGACACGGACAACGAGGCTTCCGAGTGGTTCCTGGTTCGGCCAGGCGACTCGGTGACGTACGCGATCACGCCGGACGGTAGCGAGAGCGGCTTTATCGGCACGGCTGCTTTTGAGCAGTCGACGAACCGGCTCTTTAAGACTGGCCTTGCGACATTCACCGGAACGGTTGGGACCCCGAACACGACGCCGGCGACGGGGTCGTTCAAAAACTCGACCGATGGGAACGTCTATGTCCGGGTGCGGATTGACGACATTGACACGGACAACGACAGCGATCTGATTGACTTCGAGATTGCGGACGTCGCCAACATCGCGCAGGATGCCGCGCTGGTTAAAGGCGTCTTTTCAAACCGTGACGGGTCGCCTCTTCTGACATTCTATGAGGACGGGGTAACGATCCCGACCCTGACGGTCTCGACTGCGACCATTACGGCAGCGACCGTGCAATCGAGCGTGATTGTAAACTCCGGGGCCAAGGTTGGCGCTACGTCCGGCTGGACGGTTAATGGTGCGACGAACCTAGGAACGCTCGCCCTTCTTCCCGCTAGTCAGACGGCGGCGACCCTTGTCGTTCCGTTGACCGGCCTGTCTGTCGGTGACGTTGTTTCGACCGTCGCCTTGATCGGCCAGATCGAAAGCGCCGGCGGTGCCGTTACAATTGACATGACAATTCGGAAATTGACGGCCGTTGCGGCCGACGTGACTGATGCAGCCATCTGCACGCTGACTCAGATCTCCGTGATCGCTGACACGGCTGTAACGCCGACAAACGGCACTTGCACGCTCGGGACAGCCGAGACCATCAACGGGACGACAGAGACGCTCTACGCTCTAATCACGGCGACCACGGCCGGATCTACTGACATTGTGTTGACCGGCCTTGTGGTGGACGTTCAGAAGGCGTTGCAATAATGCAGACGATTCCAGGGCTAGATCCGATCTACCGCGCGGCGGTCACGAACGCGACGAACACGCACGAGGTTCGCGCGGCGGAGAGCGTCGAGATCAATCGCGAGATGCAGGACACGGCCGACATGGAGATCATTCTACAGTCGCCGTCTGGTCGTCGGTTTCTCTGGGGCCTCCTAGAACAATGCGGCTGCTTTCGGCAGACCGCGGTTCCGGGCGATCCGCTCGCAACCTACTTCTCTGAAGGACGCCGGTCGATCGGCCAGCCGCTTTTGGCGCGGCTCATGTACGACTTCCCTGCGCAGTATGCGCTGATGAGCCAGGAGGCCAAGGTCACGCGCGAGCGCGAAGTCTCGCAGAAAAGGTCGAAGAAGCGCCGGAAGAAAAAGCCGGAGCAAATTGTAATCATGGATCAAGAGGACTTTGAAGAAGGAGATCGAGGCGATGGACCCGACGAAAACTGAAGACGTAACAGCGCCGGCTACCGACGCGGCAGATGTAGAGACAGATGAGGCTGTAAAACCGCCGGCCGCGGATGTCGCGCCTGATGGCGCTGACGACCAGAAGAAAGACGACTCAACCCCCGCTCCCGGCAAGGATGCCGCGGCAGAGGGCGACCCTAAGGATGGCAAGGAAGGCACTACGGGAGACGAACCGGCTGACGCCACGGCGTACGAGCTGAAGGTCCCCGATGGCTCTTTGCTATCTGCCGAGAAAATCGAAGAGGTTAAGAACTTCGCAAAGAAGTACAGCCTTTCGATGGAGGCGGCGCAGGAGGCGCTCGAAGCCCAGCACCGGCTGATTGCGGAAACTGGACCGGCTCTTGAGAAGCAGTTTGTAGAAAACCTTCGCAAGAATCACCAGGAGGTGACGGTTAAGAAGTGGGAAGAGGAGTTGAAAGCCGACCGAGAGTTGGGCGGTCAACGGTTGCCGGAGACCCAGGCGGCCGTGGATCGATTTGTGAAACGCTTTGGCTCTCCTGCGTTCTCGCAGATGCTGAAGGAAGCGGGCTACGGCCTTAATCCCGAGGTGGTGCGAGTATTCGCGCGGGCCGGCAGGGCAATTGCCGACGACACGCTGGTTCGTGGTGGCGACAATGTCCGCGGTCCAAGGAAGACGCCGGAAGAAGTGTTTTACGGTGGGAAGAAGCAGGGGTCTGCGGACGTTCAATAACAAAACTAAGAAGGAGATATTAAATGGCTACAATTGGAACGACGATGCCGACCTTGGTCGACATTGCAAAGGAAATGGACCCGGATGGCAAGCCGGCCCATATCATCCCGATCCTTGCCCAGGTGAATCCGATCCTTGAAGACGCGCCATTCTATGAGGGAAACCTCCCTGAAGGGCACCAAGTTTCGGTCGATTCGAGTCTGCCAAGCGGATCCGTTTCGCAATACAACCAGGGTACTGCGAGCACGAAGGGCACGGCGGCTCAATTCGTTGAGCAGGCGGCCATGTTCGACATCTGGTCGAAGGTTGACGCTCGCATTCCGAGGAAGTTCGGCGAGGGAGCGAACGCCTGGCGCGTGCGCAACGGCCGCCGGTTCATCGAGGGTCTGTCCCAGACCGTCGCGACCGCGATGGTGTATGGAAACCCGGCGTCGGTTGCTGGCGAGTTTCGCGGCCTAGCGACTCGCTGCAATGATCTGGACGGGGTGAACGCCTCGAACGTGATCGACTGCGGCGGCGCTTCGACCGACAACGCCTCGATCTTGCTGGTTGGGTACGGTCCTGACCAGGTCTTTGGATTCTATCCGAAGGGGTCTGAGGCCGGCCTACGGCATGAGGATCACGGAAAGCAGGTTTGGCAGAACGCGCCGACCGCGACCGCTTCAAGCGGAGGCAATCTCGCCGTTGAGATGGATCAATGGTTCTGGGACCTCGGCTGGGTGGTTGCTGACTGGCAGTTCCTGGTGCGCGCCTGCAACATCGACGTGAGCAACTTGCGTGCGATGAGCGGCTCGGAAGCTGACCTTTCCGATATCATGATGCAGATGCAGGAATGTTTGCCGCATACCAACGGCGTGCGCCCGGTGTTCTACATGCCGCGCGCGGTTCGTACTGCGCTTCGTCGGCAGCGCCGAGCGGATGTCAAGGCAGGCGGGCAGCTTGACTTCGACGTGGTTGACGGAAAGCGGATCGACTACTTCGACGGCATTCCGATCAAGACGCTTGATGTCATGACGCTGGCTGAAGCCGAAGTCACGACCTAAAACGAAAGGAAACACATAGGAGAATAAAATGGCACGTAACGACAAAGAAAATCAGTACAGCGCCTCACAGGCGTTCACGGCTACAGCCGTGTCGACGAACGTGATCGACCATCGGGCCGATCGCAATCTCGGCATCGGCGAGCCGCTCGGGGTTGAGGTTATTGTTGAGGCGGCGCTTGATGCGACGACCGGAGACGAGACCTACTCCGGGGTCCTTCAGACCGACGACAATGAGGCTTTCTCCTCTGCGTCAACGGTTGTCGCGCTTCCGACGATGACTCGTGGTGATGCGGCGGGAACGCGGTACATCGCCGCTCTTCCTCCGAACACCAACATCGAGCGGTATACTCGCCTTAGCTTCACGCTCGGCGGGACGACTCCGACCATGACGATCTCGGCATGGTTGAAGCCTCTCAAAGACATCGAGAACTACGTCCAGTATGCTTCTGGGCGCGGGGCTCCGGTATAACCAAGGAGGTGATTTGTGGCTGGTAAGGTTAAGGTTCAGGCGGTCTTTCCAGAGGGGAAGTTCGGCTTCTTCGATGGCCGCCGCATTTACAATGGAGAGGTCTTCTACATCTCGGACGAAAAGGCCGAGGTTAGCAAGAACGGCAAGAAGGTTACGACCTTCAAGCAGTATTCTCCCCATTGGATGAAGTTGCTTGACGACAAGCACGCAGATGTCGTCAAGGCGGCCGACGCGACGATCTCGGCAGTCGAGGCCAAGCACCGCGAGAAGTACATCGCGGAGGCGGCTAAGGCTCGCGAGACGGCGTCGAAGGCTGCGAGCGGGTTGTAGGTCATTGGCCGGCAGGGGGAGCAAAACCTTCTGCCGGCCGTTTTTGCCGATGGCGTCTAAAAAGGAGGCTTACATGGCAATCGTTAGCGGGTACGACCCGAAGCCAAAGATCAAGAGTTGGACGTTGTGGTTTAACGGATTAGGAACCGTGGCGACTTCGATTGCGATGTTTGTCGCCGCTCTTCCGCCAGAGGTCGGCGTGCCTCTGATCGTTACGCAGGTGGCGAATCTCATCCTTCGATTCAAGACGAATAAGCCGGTTATCTGATGGATGAGTTACGTCAACTTGATGAGGCTGCAAAGGTTACAGGTGGTGGTGGCTTGGTTGCGGCGATCTATCTTGGCATCCGCTCACTTGAGGCGTTGATTGGTCGAATGATGTTTCAGCAACGCGCCGGAAAGACTATGGACGATATCTCACAGGCTTTAAATGGGATGTCAGCGCAACTTAAGGTCAACGAGGATCTTACTCGAAAGATCGATAAGAGTTTAGAGATTTTCATCGAAGTGCAGAAACATCGCGGTTAGTTGTGGGAGGACCGATGGGACATTGCTTTATTCACGCGCCACCACAAAACGGCGCCCAGGGGATTATACTTTTTCATGAGGAAAAGAAGGAGTTTTGGCGTCACGATGACATTGAGAGAATTTGCCGGGACATTGCGCCTCGTCATGATCCGCGGGATCTCGTCGTTCACGCAGAGCGAAACGTCACGATTCGAATGATTTCCGAGTACCAGCTGCGACGGGA